TGCTAAATACTTATTCTTCTCGTGTGTATCTTTAATTTCACACTCTATCTCAGGTCCATCATATACCTTCATTTTTTGGGTAGCATTTAATAAATGTATCTCATTAATACGATTATTTTTATTAATACCTTCTAACATATAGTAACCATATAATAATATTTGTATAGACTTCATAATCGGATTTTTATGTACTGGTTGATTTTCAATTACAACTTCATCAACATCTAAAATATCATCTTTTATTTTATCCAATTTGTTGTATAAAAATTTACCTCTTTGAAAAAATGATATATTATTAACTGTAATATATAATTGACACTCCTCTTCTGTCTGATCTATATGTTTTTTACAAAAATATTTACCACAATTTGTATAAACATGTGCCTTCATTTTGCAAGGTTTCTTACTTTTATTGATTCCTTGACACAATTCATGTTTAGGTATTTTATCTAAACCTTTACCATGTATACCACAATAATAGTGTCTATTTTCATCTACTGTTTTATATAAAGATGCTTTTTTATCACAATTATTTCCATTTTTAAGAAATCCTTCACATTTATATATAATAGGTCTAATATCTTCTAAAATATCAATTACATCCCATTTGATAATATTTTTATTGTCCATAATACAGTATGCCAAATTATTAATTCCAATATCCCATGAAGCAATTTTCATGATATTTTATAATATATAGTATTTTTAATTTTTTTAAACCCTTTAATAAACTTGTATAAAAATAATTCTTTTTCCTATTTTTCCTATATTTTTTTATTTTTTTGATAACACTTTTACTGTCAGAAGATAACTTTCAGTTATCGTCCTGCTTTCAATTGCTGAAAGCAATTTCAAGTCAAACTTGTTTGCGATATAAAAAGTGTAAAGCTTAGAGAATTTTTAAATCCATATATGACTCCAAAGTCTTTTTTGGATCAGTTAAAGGCTTGTCACGCTTCAATTTTAATGTTGCTTTTTGTACATTGTTATCATCTAATGGTATATATGACTGATCATCCGTAATATCTTCAAATATATGTTCTTCAATAGAAGGAACTAATGATATCATTGGAGGCAATATTACACTATATTCTTTATTGATAAGGAAATTTTTTCTAAATTCTTCAATGCTTAAAAATCCACCAAATATTTTTAATATATTTCTTGGAGGTGCAAGCTTGATCTTAATATATGATGTATTATACATCTTTTTATATAATAAATTTAATAAAGAATATATTTCCCACATATTATATTTCTTTTGATCAAAATTATATGATGCTGCACAATTAAAACTACAAAAACATCCACTTAAATAAAACTTTTCATTAAACATTTTTTCTGGCAATGCACAAGGGACACTGTCAAATGGATGACAACACCACATACAATAAATATTAGTTGATTTAGGCCACTCCATTCTAATATTTCCATCCATAAATTCATACATTACATTAGATAATGATCTTTTGACCAATTTTTTTTCTGAATTATCATCTGTTTGTAAAATTTCACTAAAATTATCATTATTATCTTCTTTATTATCTTCTTTATTATCTTCATTATCTTTATTATCTTCATTATTATTTTTTTTTATATTTTTATTTGATAAATTACCTATTGTTTGAAAATTCATTTCAGGTTCATAAGGTCCTGGTTCAACCGATTTATTATCTTCTCCAATATTATATTCTAATAAAGAATTATTAGTAATATTATCTAAGTCTGATTGAAATATAGGTAAATGTAAAATAATATTTTCATCTATATTTTCAATTTTATTATTTATAGGTGTTGTAACACTATATACTTTTTCTTTGGGTTTTCTACCACGTTTTTTAGGTATTTTAGGTTTCAAATCTTCTTCAGTTTTTGGTTTTGGTTTTCTACCTCTTTTTTTTGGAACAGAATTATTTATAGAATCATCCGGTTTCGCTTTAGGCTTTCTACCACGTTTTTTAATTTCTTTTTTTTCTATTTCTAATTCCATAATATATTAATAATTTTTTATGTTATATCTTTAAGTAATATACAAAAAATATTAATATATTATATAGTATGTTAAAAAATAATAATAAAAAAGGGGGCAACGTGATTAGTAATGTAAAGATAGGTCCAAATAAGCCTGTTGAATCTTTAGGAAACAATATTGATTATTATGAATTTTACATCAAACGTAGAAATATTATGAATATATTAGTAGAAATATCTATTGCATTTTTAAGTCAGTTATTAAATTTTTGTACAGATAATAATAAGATTGATTCAGATACTATTAAAAGTGATATAAATAATATTATCAATAATATCAAAACAAATAATACAAATAATTTATTACCTTTAATTAAAGATAGTAATTCTTTAAATAATAATGCTTTAAAAATCAACAATCTTAAAAAAAATGTATCAATTGATAAAATATTAGAATTATTTACAAATATATATTTAAGAAGCGTGATAATAACTAAAAATAATATTAAAAATTATAAATTACCAAATAATGTAAAAAATATATTATCAGAAATATTGGAAAATAGTAGTAATATTTCTAAAAATAATACAACATTACCCACTGGTAATAATTCTAATAATGTGATTGAAACTATAAATTCTATAATTAATTTTAAGACAAATATAAACAAAAAAATTAAAGAATTGAATAAATGTTTAAAACTTATTGATAATAATAATACTTATACACGTATAGTTACAGAAGAGTATAACAAAATTGCTTATGAGAATATAAATATTACAATAGAACAAATAAATAAAAATTATAAAAGTTTAATTTCAAATTCAAATTCAAATAATTATAACAATATAACTTTATATAATTTAATAATTGATTATTTAAATTTAGTTACAAATGTTTATAAATTAGATGTTTATAAAAAAGAATGTAAATTTTTTTGCGGAAATAAATCTACACCAAAAAATAATAATTAAAAACTGAAAAAAACTGAAAAAAACTGAAAAAAAATATCTTAAAGATTTAACTATATTATTATCTAATAATGAAAAATTTATCAGGACGTATTGAACTAATTATCGGTCCAATGTATGCAAATAAATCAACAGAACTTATAAAGATATACAACAGATACAGTGTTATTAATAAAAATATTATTGTTATTAATCATGTTATTAATAATAGATATGGTACAAATAGTATTAGTACACATGATAAAACAGTTCTTAATGATTGTATGATTTTTGATAAATTATCTTTATTAAGGGAGAATCATGAAGAATTGTATCAAAAATCTGAAATAATTATTATCGAAGAAGTGCAATTTTTTCCAGATGCATACGAATTTATAACAAATGCTGCAGACAATGATAATAAAATTATTATTGCAGCTGGATTAAGTGGTGATTTTAATCGTCAACCATTTGAAATTGTTACCAAATTGATACCACATGCGGAAAAAATAAATAAACTTTCGGCGCTTTGTAAATATTGTTCAGATGGTACATCTGCACATTTTAGTAAATTGATGATCAAAGAATTGACTGAAAATGGACAAATTATAGTTGGTGGTACAGAAAAATATGAAGCTGTTTGTCGCAAACATTATTTAGAATAATTAGAATAATTAGAATAATTAGAATAATTAGAATAATTAGAATAATTACATAATATCCATACCTTTAATAATAAATACAGCTAAAAGTCCAATTACTATTATTATTAATAGTTTATCAAACATAAATTTATCAAAAGTCATAAATGGTTCTACAGTATCTTCATTTTCTGATTTAAAATTTGGTACATCAGTATCATATTTTGAATATTTGTCTCTTTGCTCTGTTAATTCTTTTAGATTATTTGACATTTTAGATGATGGTGTATTAGGATTATCTATTACTTTTATTGTCATATATATAATATTAGAAATTTAATTAAACTATTTATACTTTAATTTGATAATGACATAAATTTATTGTAAGGGGCAATAATATTTTTATATCTATAAATTATCTGTTTTCCATTTATAGTTTTAATTACTGGTTTTGCTAATTCTACTCTTGTACCTGCATATTTATACTCTTTATTATCACTATTTTTAGTTGTTTCTTTTATTATAAATACTAAAAGATTTTTATTATTTGTATTTTTTAAATCTATTTTACGACTTAATTTTGTAAATGCCTTATTTGCAGCTCTTTTTGGTGTTTTAGCAATATAACGACCATAATTATCTCCATCATTAGGATAACCTACAATAGTAAATGTTCTATTTATCATAATATATATACTAATATATTATAATTTTTATAAATTAATAAATTAATAAATTAATAAATTATTTTTCATCTGCACGAGATACAATAGCTTTAAAGTGGTAGTGGATAAAAACTGTTTTACCTGTTTTTGGATCTTTACGAGGGACTTTTCTTGGTTCAACTAATTTAACGAATTTGCCAACATATGGACCGTATGTTTTATGTGCTGAACCTTTAGTTGTTTCTAATAAAGTGAATTTAACTTTGCATTTATTTTTATTAGTTTGACCACTGTGTCTGCAGATTTTAGTGAAAGCGTGTTCAGCAGCTTTTCCTGGGGTGTTATTCTTCTTAGTGCCGTGGTAGTAACGAATAGCGTATTCTTTGTTATTACTCATGTTACGTCCATCAATGTTAACAACACGGAAACTGCGAAGTGGGTTACCTTCAGCATCTAATTTACGTTCTCTGGCACCTCCACTATTTTTATGAGATTTATGAGATTTACGAGGTTTATAAGAACCACCTCCGCTGGAACTATATCCACTAATTAAACTGGTGAGTTCTTCTAAATCTGCTTGAAATTGAGCCTGTGTATATTCAGAACTTGGCATTTTTATATAATATATATATATTTTTTTTTATATATTTATCATTAAAACAAAAATAAATATAATTAATAATATTACTATATCTTTATTATTATTATTATTATTCATAAATTTTTCTATAGTACCTGAAATTTTTTTTCCACTATCTATATATCCTTGAGAATATAATTTTTCTAAACGCATTCTATTAACTCCCGCAGGAGACATATTTTTATATAATGTACATCCTGCACTTTCTTCTGTATTTTTAGTTATTTTATATGATCCACAAGGATAAAAATTAGATAAACTAAAAGTTTTCATACTTATTATATCTTTATACTATAATTTAATTATTTTTTCATTATATTTTATTTTCTTAAATATATATAATTCCATATCATTTTCATTATTAACTGAAATTACTTTAACCAATTTAAAACCATTATCCTCTATATTTGATATTATTTTACTATTATCTTTCGGTATATACAATTTTGTTTTACTAATTTTTTTTCTACCATCAGCCAATACTACAGTTTCTACATATTCTACACTTTCATTATCAATCGGTTTCCAATATGCATCATGTGTAAATTTATTAAAATATGTTAATCCATGTTTAACACCAGACTTATCTTTATAATATTGTGTAAATGCTCTTGCTCCTGGATCTAATTTTTTCCTATTAAATACATGTATACACATATAACCATCTTCTTTTAACCAAAAATAAAAATTTTTTATTATTTTATTCATATCATCTAAACTATTATGATATAAACTATCTAATAAACAAATAACAATTGTAAATTCTTCTGAATCAAATAATTTATCATTTGTTAAATTATCATTAATAAAATTACCTTGTGGGTTTCTAACTTTAGCATATTTTATTAACTCATTAGATACATCAACACCTATAGTAGGAAACTTATTATTTAAATATTGATAATGTCTACCTGGACCACAACCCGCATCTAAAATTTTATTATTTTTATTCTTACTATCAATCTGTTTAATTATACTATTAATATCACTTTTATATAATTTATCTTCATTAAAAATAATATTATATAATTTAGCATAAAGTTTATCATTTACATTTTCAAAACCTTCAATCTTTTCTTCATTATCACTATTATATGAAAAATATAATATAGATAAAATAACAAATAATAAAATATAAATTATATCCATATATAATTTATATATATAAAATACTTAAACAATTCGTTCATAATTATTAATTTAAATATACATCTAATATAAAATATGACACAACAACTTGATGAAAACACTCTCGTCAAAATAATTGAAAATATTATTTCATTTGCAACCAGCGAAGAAATGTCTAATCTTGCCAGAATAAATAATGTAATTTATCATAAAAGACTTACTGAAAAATATCAAGATTTCTCTATATCTTATCCAGGATTATTTAATACTATTGTTGATGATCCTAAAAAATTTGATATGAACAGATTGAGACAAATGCTCAATATGAGAAGAAAAATTAATAATAATTCTATGACATACGAAGAAGCATCTACAAAAATTGGACAACAATATTACGATGAATTTGCTAAACCACTTGTTGATAATCTACCTAAACACTAAGATATATAATTTATATATCTACTATTTTTATTAACCATAATATTATATTTTTTACACCAAGAGATAGCATTGTTAATTTGTTTTTTAACAATTCTATGATATTTTTCCTTTTCAGGTCTATTATTTACATATTTAATTGTCTTTGAAATATATTTTAACTGATTTTCTATATATTTTTTATTATATTCATTCATAAAATGTATAAAATCATTGCCAAATTTTAATCCACTTATATCTAATGCATATTTATCATCATTCCAATTTTCTAATATTATATATAATTCATTCATTGTTTTATCATCAATCCCTTTATACCCTTTAGCAATTAAATACTTTTCAGAATTTGCAGCTCTACTTGTCTTCGGTTTAATAATATAAACTTCATCATAAAAATAATACAAAAGATATATCATTTTCATTGTAAATAATGTAAAAATATCAAATATTTTACATACAAAATTTCCACCAATTTCTTGTATACCTAATGCTGTAACTATTTCACAAAATATTATTCTATAAGATAACTGTTCCTGATTATTAAAATCAATAGAATAATCAAAACCTCCATCAGCAGTAACTAAATAAGATTTATCTTTATCAAAAATCTTTGTAAAATTTTTAACATCTTCTATATTGTATAAATTACCATATTTAATATGAAAATTAAATTTATTATTATTTATAACTTTTTTCCAACCAGGAACATATTTATTTGTTGATGGTAAAGTTATCCCATATATTTTATCATTTATATAATTTAAATTACCATTATTTTTTCTATAACTATATATAGCTTCCATAAATCCACCCGGACCTTCAGCTAAACTTGTTGTTGTAATTGAACTTTTTTTATTATCTAATAAATTATAATCATGTATCATTTCGACCATCTTAAAATATGATCTACTTAATGGTATATATCTTGCAATACTATTATTTTTTTTTTCCTTATTATGCGATAAATGTATTAATTCATATGGATTTGTTACTTTTTTCATTTTATCCCAATCTTTATTATTTTCATCAATTTTACTTTTCATTATATTTAATTCATTACTTAAATTAGGATACATAACAAATATTTTTTCAGATGTTACTAATTTTAATTCATTATCAATAAAATTTAAATTAATTTTATCAATCTTCATAATATTATTATAACTCTTTTATTTTAAGTACCTTTATATTTTTTTAATTTTAATCTTTTTAACACCACTTGTCTTTTCATCACTTTTTATTAATGTCTGCAATTTCTTATAAACACTATCAGGAGGATTTTTAATCTTCTTATAAATAAATTTATTATTCAAAAAACTTAAATCTTTTTCTATTTCACTCATTATACTTGATTTACCTGCATTACTATTTTTATTCATTTCATCATATATCTCCGCAAATTCAACAACCTTCACCTTCTCTAACCCATAATTATTTAACATCTCATCTAAAAATTTAAAATCAACTAAAGATTCACGATGAGTTGTATCTATACTTGAAATATATACATCTATATTTTTATCATATTGTGATCTTGGTGAATTAAATACAGCACCCTTATACAATTTTTCTATCTTCCATACTAATTCATTATCTTTTTTACCTTCTATCGAATTTTTACCCTTTAATGCTTCCATTACTCTTCTTCCATCAAAACACGTACCAATAAAATGACCACCTATCTTCAAATTATCTGTAACATTTTGTAAAAATGATCTTAATTTTAATTCACTCTCAAAATAATAATGTAAACAAAATTGACTACTTACAACATCAAACATATATTTAGAAGATATATCATCTCTCATATTTTTCTTCGCAGAATTATCTAAAGCTGCATCATAATTCGGAAAAATTAATTTAGATGTATCACCCCAAATAAATTTAACATCTGGCTTATTCTTATTATTAAATTCACTATAATACTTTCTTGCATACTCTAAACAATTTTCATCTATATCTATACTAATAACATCCTTATAACCTCCATTTGTCCATTTACTTAAATCTCCAGCCTTACCACCAGCTAAATCTAATAGTCTACCTCCATCTTTTGGTGCAACTTCTTTAATTAGTTCCTTCTTCACAACTAAATTATGGAAATTTTGGAATGGCATTCTCTTATTCGACTCATACTCTTGACAAGCATAATATGAATCATTTTTCTCTATATTAGATTCAGATATTGAACCATATGATAAATCACTATATGTTAATGGATATGATACACTCTTCCAAATATCATTTGCTGTTCTTTCATTATTACCATAAATAGAATCCCCAGCTTTATATCTCTCTGTTTTATCATGACGAACTCTAATCGGAATCCACGGAAAATCATCTTTTGAAGAATCATATACAAATTCAACTATTGTATCATCCAAAATTTCATTATATTTACCCGTAATTGGATCTTTTGCAATCATCTTTCCATTTCTATCTAACACAATTTTAGCTCTATTAATTTCTTTTGCTTCCTCTTCACTTTTATTAAGTGGATTAAATTGAAAAGGTTTATAAATTCTTTTACCATTTTTACCATTTTTATTATCATAATCCAATTTACCAACATATAATATTAAAGTTTTATATTGATATACTACTGATTCACCATTTTCTTTATAAATAATATAAGGTGATTTAATATCATGTCCATTTTCATTTTTCTCAATTTTAACCAAAAAATCAAATGAATTGTAATTAGGTGGCTTCCATTTAAATAATTTATCCCACGTTCCAACTTTTTTAGGATATTCTTCTTTCATTGGTGTAAATATTAAACCATCAACATCAAACTCATAATTTTCCCTATTATTCCATAAGTCTGATATTTTTTCAAATATATTATCACCATACTTATAATCTTTCATTTTAATAACCATTTCACTAACTCCTTCAGATTTTAAATTTTTTAAACATAATGCTAAATTTCCAAGCCTTGATTTTTTATCATCTACCAATGGTAAATTTCTAATATCATTCCCTCTTTCATATAGCATATCATAACATAAAAATAAATTATCTGTTTTAATATATTCCCCTTCTATTAAACTACCGCTCCAATTAACACTCTGTAAACCTGTGTATTTAACATTTAAACTATTATCAATTAAATATATATTACCATTAATATTCTTATCAGTACTATTCAATATATATAACAAATTTCTAACTCCATCTGCTTTTAATGTCACTGCATAATTTTTAACTATATTTAACACATGTTTCTCTACTAAATTAATTTTATGCAATGTTACCGGATTTACAACAATAAATAATGGATTACTATAATTATTATAATTATTGCTATAAGTAACCATCTTTTTATATGAATTAATTACATCTTCACATTCACTTTTTTGAATAATATTGTCACTATTGTGATATAAAAGTAATAATATTTTGATATATTTGAATAAATTATGATAAATTATCTTTTCATCAGCCTCATTACCAATATACTCTATCTCAACCTCATAATTTACTTGTGATTTAAAAACATTCGATTTCTTAAAAGATACACCATCAGACATTTTAATAGATGTTAAATCAAATTGGAACATATTATCAGGAGTTTTGATACTATACCTGTTTTTAAGACGATATGTTTTGCTCTTTTTAGTATCTTTTAATAAATCTAACATTTTAGATTTAGAATTGTCATCAAGTTCATCTTCAGTAGATAAACTTAATCTAACATTGTATTCATCTAAATCAATCTTATTTATATTTCTCTTTTTTATAAATTTATAATCTATTTTATCTGTTAATTCCTCAACTAACCAATACATTTTAACTGAATCTTTATTATTAATTGTCATTCTATAATCATCTGCTTTAACATCTAAAACTGTTTCAATAGTATAATCTTTAAAATTATAACCACCGTTTTCTTTAGAAAAAATTAGATTATTTAAAATATTTTCAAATTTATAATAATCTAAATTAGGATTTTCAGAAAAATTTTTACTACATATACGTGCTTCAAATTCATAACCAGTTTTTTTACTAACATCATTTATCATTTTTATAATATTATTATAATCATCTTTGCTAATATTCATTGTATATTATTATAATAGATATTACTTTAAATAACTTAAGATTTAATTATATTTTCAATTTCATTATATAATTCATTTTTAGTTTTAAGTATTTTTTTATCTTTATTAACAGAATCTTTATCAATATCTATATTATATCTTGATGCTAATTCTTGCAAATCTTTTAATAACATTTTTTTTATAGGTTTTAAGTCATTAATATTTTCAGATTTATTGACATATTCATTTGTACATTCATCTGTACATTCATCTGTACTTTTTTTAATTTTAATAACTTTTTTAGTAATTACATAATTTTCATATAATATGTTAACTAACTCATTTTCACTATATTTTAATACACTATTACCATCTTTTTGTAAAATTGGATAATATTGATCATTCTTATTTAATAATAAAATTGTTGGTTTATACGGATTTGATTCATCAGAATCATTATGAGATAAAATATGAAAAGTATTTTTTATTTTTTCATCTTTATTTATCATAAAAATATATACATTTATTCCAAAATAATCAATAATATATTGTTTAATATATTCATCTATGTCTTTATTAATATCCAATAAAGATTTTTGCATTAAATCTTTTTTAAACTTTCTAAGTTTAACATAATTAAATTTACGATATAAATTCTTATTTTCTAAATCATAACATAACTCTTTACGAAATTTATTAATATAATCTTCTTTGTTTGATTCTATTACAAAATTATTATCTAAACAATAAAGAAATGAATATATTAAACTATTTTTATTATTATTAGTATCAACATAATAATAATCAGAAAAAATTTTATTTAAGAATATAAAAGACTCAGGTAATGAGAATGTATCATCGTATTTTTTATTAATATAATTTATATATACATTCTCATCAGTTTTAGTAATAAACTGATTATAAAGATTTTTAAGTTTTTGTTGTTCAATGTCTAAATAAGTTAATAAGGTATTAAAAGTTAACATTGTTTAATATATTATATCATTTTATTTTTAAATATTTTTCATTTTTTTACAAATTTTTAATATATTTATTAGTTATTTTTCATAATCATCATCAATATCATCAACATCATCAACAACATCTGCATCATCAACATCTGCATCATCAACAACATCTGCATCATCAACAACATCAGCATCATCAACATCATCAACAACATCTGCATCATCAACATCATCAACATCATCAATATCATCAATATCATCAATATTTTTAGTATTATCTTCTAAATAATCATCATTATTATCTTCAAGATAATCTTCATAACTTTCTTCACCAATATTATATTCAGTATTATTCTTTTTATTTTCACTTTTATTATTTTTATAAATAATATTCTGAATATTATTACCATTTTGTTTATAATTTTTAATTATTTTTGCCTTAGTACCTGTATATTTTGGTTTAGACTTTTTTAAAGATATTTTAGCACCTTCAAGCTCTTCTTCTTCTTCTTCTTCTACTATATCTTTATTATTATTATCATATACTTTTTCTATATTATTATCATCTTTTATTTTTAATTCTTCATTATTAGTTTTAACTATTTTTTGATCATCGGTTTTATCATGTTCTTCACTATATTCTTTATCTATTTTATTAAACATTTTATTTTTCTCTAATTTAATAACTTCATCTTTTTCATCTAAAGTTTTTCTATTATCAATACAAAAATTTACAAATTTATATATTTTTTCAAATAATTTATCATCTAATATAGACAAATTTATAAATATACCATTGTCATTTTTTGTATATTGATCTGTATTAGCTTTAATAATTTTAAATATTTCTATATGCTCATCTTTACTTAAATAACCAGATTCTTTTACTAATGTTTTCTTATTATCTGAGGTGTATTTCATTTTTAATATTTATATTTATATTTAAAAATAAATATTATTAACCTTTAAATACTATTATTTTTACAATATCCAAAGTATAAATACTATTATATATGAATGTATCTTTATTCATATGATTCTTCATCCTCTTCATCCTCTTCATCCTCTTCATCCTCTTCATCCTCTTCATCCTCTTCATCCTCTTCATCATCTTTATCATCTTCATCATCTTCATCATCTTCATCCTCTTCATCCTCTTCATCCTCTTCATCCTCTTCATCCTCTTCATCATCTTCATCCTCTTCATCCTCTTCATCCTCTTCATCCTCTTCATCCTCATCATCAGTCATATAAGTATCAGATTCATCTTCCAACATATCAGTTTCACTTTCTTCTTCATCGTCTATTTCTTCTTCCATTTCTTCTTCATTATCAAAATCTTGTATTTCATTTATAGAATTTTTATTATTTAAATTATCGGATGAATTATTTTCTTCAAATATATCAGTCATTTCTTTATTTTTTTCAACTTCTTTTTTAACTTTTATAATTTTTTTAACATCTTTATCAGTTGTTAATTTTCCAATAATATCTATTACATTATTATTTAATGTATATCTTTTACCAATTACTAAAACATCAATCTTTTGACCTACCATTAAATTTTTAAATGCTTCTTTATTATTATGATATTGTTTTGCTATAATAATAGATAATGGAGAATTTTCGGCTTGTAAACCAAATTTGTTTATACGTGTTATTGTACATTCAATCACATTACCTCTAACTGGATTACAAACATCAGCCGAATATTCTACATTAATAAATAAATTACCAGAAAAATTATTAGACATTACTTTTCCTGAACTTCTTTTTATAATTTTAATACTATCTTCTTTAATATAACCTTCTTTTATGCATTTATTACCTACTTCATATTTTAATATATTTTCTATATTTTTATTAATATTTTTATTAATATATTCAGGTTTTAATATAAGTTGTTTGTTTAAAATTGTATTAATATATATATTTTTTTCCATTAATATATTTTATTATAATATTTTTATATCCTTTTATTTTCATTTTTTTTTCATTTTTTTTTAAATTTTTAATCTTTTGCATTATTAATTAACCATTTTCTATTAGGATCTATATTATCTTTTAATCTAAAGAAAAACTCTATTTCTAAACATAAAAAGGTCTTCTTGCCTTT